CGATGCCACGAGTACTGTACAATATAGTACGGTACTGTACTTCTCGGCTCTTGCATCGTTACAGTTATTTGTAAAATTATGCTCTACATTGTACCGTACCAAACCGCGTATAACGGTTTTGTTTGTCTTCCTGTTAATACAGTATTATAACTAACTATTGTATTTGAACCATAATTTAATGAACCATAGTTAGCTGTTTTCAAATAGCAACCATAACATTCCCAAGTTTCTAATATTTGAGGAACAGCAGTACCGTTACCACCATCTAAAATTTCAATGTTTGTTTGGAACTTGTAATCTTGACCGGTTGCGGCTGAAGCTTGTTCTACCATATCTAATTGTTTCTGAACTTGTTGACCAACTAATTTAGAAACGCTACCAGAAGCATCATCTCTTAAATTAACTGTCAATTCATTCCAACTATGTTTACCTGCCAAATACAACGTTGAGTTATAGATAGGTAGTGTAATTTCTTCAAAACTGATTTGTGGTCTATTAAGATCCATTACCTGTTTTGTTAGTTCAACAGTTGCGCCAACACCGAAATTCAGAAAGTTAACTCTGAAACGATATTGTAATTTAGGCATCAATAAGCCCTGGTTTCCACCTGCGTTATCTGACGCTACGGTCATGTTGAACAATGATTGTGAGGCTATAGCCATTTTTTAATCTCCTGTATCTTTATTTATCTTTAAGATGATACCCCTTTCGGGGCATCATTTATACACCTGATATTTCACCTGTGTTTAGAACACGAACCGGGATGTAGATGAATTCAGCCGCTTTTACTGGCTCAATTGCAACGTCTACCCATAATTCATTTCTATCTATTCTTGCCGGTGTATTATTACTATCATCGCACTGAACGAGATAATCATAGATACCGCGTTTAGCAACTAGATCAACCATCAATGTTTGAATAACACCAGCAATACTATTACGTGTTAATGTATCGTTAGGTTCAAACACGAACGGTCTAGCTGCCAATGTTAGTTGACGGCGAATATAGTTAACTAATCGTGCAACGTTAGTTCTGTCTAATGCACTTTGTGAATTGAAGCTATTCTTATTACCATAGTTCAACAAGCCAACACCAGTAAAGAATACTAATGGATTGATTTGATTGATATACAATACATCACGAATACCTAAACGTGTCTTAATTGCTACAAACTCACCAGTTGTACGATCCAAGTAACCAATGTTTAATGCATTGTCAATGTTACCACGGCGAGTACCAGCTGCCGCTAACCAAGGATAAGCTACTGTGTCATTACGTAAGAATGTGCGTAACATCATATGTGATGCTGGGACAACAACTTCGTTACCTGACAAGTCATTTGTAATTCCACTTGGATAGAATAGACCCAAATATGTGTTACGTGTAACTAAACCAGTTTCACCGGTTGATGTAGCACCTGCGTCATTGTTAGCCCAAGCTTGAATATCAGTAGCACTATCAGCAAGACCTAACGGAGTATCACCGATGATATAACCTGTCTCACCACGATCCGCATTCAACACAACCATGTTAGGTTGTAGTTCTGGATAGTTAGGAGTAGCCATCAAGTTGAAGTAATTATCTTCGTCACGAATGTCTGTGTTTGTATCAATTGCTGAACGCAATGCTTGAACAACCATAGCACGTTGTGCCGAACGTCCCATATAAGGAGCACCATTTGCAGTGTTGCCACTTACTGTAACCCAAGCCGCTGTTTCAGTTGGGTAGCTACCTTCATCTGGGAAGTTAGCTGGTGTGAAGTAGTTACTACGATATTGTTTAACATTATAACCTGAACGGCGTGTGTTGAATAACAACATACCTTGTGGATATAGTGTTGGATTAGGAGCATCTAAATCTAAGTAGTTACTTGATAATAAACTAACTATTGTTGGAATAGGATCATCAGTAATACTTGTATTACCATTTGTTGCCCAGCGTGCGTCTTGGAATAGAACACCGGTTGAACTTACTTGGTCAGTATTATTGATTAATACCCACATATCTTCACCGTTAACTGCTTGCCAACGACTAATTACCGGATATATCTCTAAATCACTTGTATCAATCCACAAGTCACCGTATGCCAATGCTGAACCAGTGCTTTGTTGTGTTGGAGCTGTCGCACTAATGATAGGACCATTTATATCAGTTGTATTCGCACCACTAGCCGCCGGTGCACCTGTAGTGTCATAGCCTGTATTTCTATAGCCGATCCAAGCACCACCCTTTTGAACCATAATGTCAACTTGGTCAACTACAGACCAGAACCAGTTAGTATTATTAGCAGGTTCAGTTACCGGGGCACCTTCGTTAGCGGTATATGTAAACTCAACCCAGTTACTCAATTGAGTTCTATATTGTGCAACAGGGGCGCCTGATACATATGTTACTGCTGTCACAGGACCAGTTCCACCGCCACCAGAAATTGTAGTGACTTCAACAACTAAATCGTTAGCGGGTGTTGCACCACCAAATACTGTACCAGCAATTGTAATTGTATCTCCTACTGCATATCCACTTCCTCCGGTAGTTACACCGTCACCGTTTAAAAGATATGTTCCGTATATTGACTGTGCTTGAAATGTTGCGGCAGAACCACTTCCACTAGTAGACGCTTGTGCTATACCAGTAGAACTTACAAATACACTTGGACCATACTTAACGCCGGACGTTGTACCTATAACAAAGCCAGCTTCTGTGATTAAACCATTACTTGTACCAGTAGATACAAATGATGAATTAACAAAATCAGACATAACAATTTCACCACCTTCAGTATGTGTTAACTGAATAGAACCTTCTGTTGTTACTGTTGCTGTTGTGTATGGAATACCAGCGGCATACCAAGCTGTTACAAAATCTGTAGCGTCACTGTTGTCGGCTAAAGTAAAATTGTATGCTGAACTCAATGATGTGCTGCCGGGAACACTAACATACACATCCATATAATATGGACCTGCTGTGAAATCAGGGGCTGTATTACTACCTGTTATAACAGTAGGGCCAGTTGCAACTCTTTCCCAGAAATACACCGGTGACTGAGGGAAAGCACCATTGAAATTATATTGACCATAGATTGTTCCTGCAGGAATAACTTGTCCACCTGTTGCATCTAAACCAGCAGTTACTGACCAATCAGCTACCCCTAGTGTTACATTTTTTGCAATCCAAGATGCTGTTGCAGTACTATATCTAGACATAACAGGGGCCAATCCATTACCGGCTGATCCTACCTTAAGCCAAACACTACCTGTTGGACGAGGCTGTGATTGACTACTTGTCCATAATGGCATTTGAGCACTTGTACCGTATGTCAATATTGGAGTATAGTACGTTCCTGCAGTAATACCCAATGAAGTAAATGAGCCTGTTCCACCAATCTCTATACTAGCGTTTGCCGTACCAACTGATGCACTTAGTCTTTGGCTAGTAAACAAGCATAACTTTCCGCTTCTAACTTCTGCACTTAAGTTGGTCCAGCCCAGAGCATTAATTGCAGTTGCAATATCAGATACAGTATCACCTGTTGTAATAGTAATAGTACTAAAGAATAAACCAGACAAGTTAACAGTAAGTGTTCCGCCTGCTGAAATTGTTGGGTTAGAAACAGTTGATGTAATTGCAGGAATATCGTTTCTCCAGTCAGTACCACCTAATACTACCCATACATTATTAGTTGTTTTATAATAATATGTTCGTTCCGCATCTGTTGGATCAGTTGTTACTTGTAATGCATTAACTGCATAATCACCTATACTACCAATGCTCACTAGTGGAACACCACCAGACAAGTCAGTACTATCAGTAATTACGATAGGATTCTGTAATGAGAATTGACCAGTAGTAGCATTGAACTCATAGATACCCCAAGTAGATGTAGAACTATCTAACCAATATGTTCCATCTGCTGGAGAACCAGTTGGGCGGCCAGTTTGACCAACTAAACTTGCTAGGTCAATATCGCAACGTAGTACGTAGCAACGATTAGTTACACCTAGTAATGAATAAGCCGCTAACAAACCGTATTCATTTAATTCATAACCTTGAATTGGTGTACCATTTGTCGTTGTATAGAAGAAAGGTGTACCATATAAGTTTACTAAATCACGTTGACTTGTTACCTGATATAATTTATTTGCGTTAGCTGCCGTAGTAGCTACTGCTACTCCTGTACCGCTAGCGTTTGCTTTATTTTGTGCTGTCGCTAATAGAACTAGCGGAACTGAACCTGTTGCGGCTGGTAAGTATTGACTTTCGTCTGTAATCGTTACTTCTACGCCTGGAGATGTTAATGCCATTTTATTTTTCCTTTATGTAAAATTATGAGGTTTACTACCTAAATTGCATACTATTATTTAGTAGAAAATTCAAAAAAGACGGTATTACCGTGCCTTCGAAGGTTTCTAGAGTAAATACTGTATGCTAAGACCTATATGTAAGAGTTGCGGAAAAAATCATTGTGCAGTAAATTACATCCGTGAGGGTATTACACACTATCGCAGTGGGTGCGATGAGTGCGGTCGTAAGAAAAAGAAGTTAAAGCCTAGAAAAGCAAACTGGACTAAAAGTGGCTATAAGAAAAAAGCCACGTGTGACTTATGTGGCTTTAAAAGTTTGTTCCCAACTCAAATGACAGTATATCATATTGATGGTAGTTTAGAGAATATTGCTCTTACTAATTTACGAACGGTCTGCTTATGTTGTATTGAGGTGGTTAAGCGTAAAGAGATAACTTGGCGTCGAGGTGACTTAGAAGTTGACCACTGAGTTTACTTGCTTATGTAACTCATCAATTGTTCCGTTATTGTCAATATAATAGTCATACAATAAACCAATACTACTGTACTCACTAGCGTGAACTGCGTAATTCCCCAATTCCACCATAGCTTTTAGTTTTTGT